TAGCAGTATTGCCAGATAGTAAAGTCGTGCCGCGCACATCTAATTTGGTTGTTGGTGAATCTGTGCCTATGCCTAAGTTACCACCAGATGTAAGAACCATCTTTTGAGCATTACTAGTGTAAAACCTCATATCAGAAAATTCTCTATTAATTAAATATGCATTTTTGCTAGTGTCTATCCAAAATTGAAAACCATCATTTATGGTGTGACCTGTGTCACTGTTCGACAAAGCAATAACAACATCAGTTGAAGTTGAATCAGATACGTGTAATTTACCAACAGGTGAAGTTGTGCCTATGCCTAATTTACTTGTTCCTGTGGCCCAGAATAATCCCGTACTTCCAGTCACAGTTCGCATTGACCTATAATAAGGAAGATATCCTGTAGCTCCACTTGCTACACTTCCACTTGTACCTCCTTCAGGCAATGCAGAAAGGTCCGCTGTCCAGGTACCACCCGCATTTAAAGAACCTGTAAGAATATTGTCGCCACCGAGTGTACCTCCTGTGGTATAAGTATTTGCTGTGGGACTACTACTAATTCTTTTAAAACTATGTCCCATCGACCTTGGATTTACTGGCATAATATCTCTATAGCTTACGCTATATAAAAACGTTTGGGGGTTTTAGCTGGACCCCCCAACCAGTTTATTGTCTATCTATCCCCAGGTGCCGTGACCAATAATCACACCAGTCTCAGGTCGTAGAATCTTCAAACCATATCTCATTGATAGGTAAGACCCAACGATACCGAAACCGGGATTTGCCTCTTCAACCGTCAAGCCACGTCTTTCAACGTAAGCCATTGGTTTTACGGCAAGGTCAAAGACCCCAATCCTAGTAGAAGGACACCACGCATTCGTGTAGACGTTCAAGCCGAATAGGCTTCCAACCAGTCCAGTTCCAAGAGTACCTCGGAATGGAGTAGTTTCCTCTACAACGTGCTGACCACCAGTTACTGCACTAATAGTTGCCTGGAAATCTGCCATATCGAGCAAGGACTTGTAGTGGGCGGGCGAAATCAATACTGAATCCGCGTTGTACCCGTGTTGTCCAATCAACTCGATTGCATTGGTCAAGTCAGAAAGACTCAACACACCAGATGTACTAGCTGCATTAACGTAGTGACTTCTTTGCAAGTCAGAGTTAGCAACATTACCATAACTATACTCACGTCCAGACCCTACTGTACCGCCAGAACCCTGAAATCCGCCATATATATTAGCGCCAAAATCAGTAATACTGTTAGAACCACTCTCTCCAGTAGTGCTGCTGATACTAATACCATTAACACCTGTCTGGAAAGTTGTGTTTGCGACACCCATCAGGGCATAAACAGTCTGTTTCGTTATGTGTCTGTCTACCGCTCGACGTGCTTCGTTCAAGGCCAACTCAACTTCATTGAATCGAGAGTCCTCAATCATTCTACGCGTTACGCCTACTGCGATACCCCATTCACGCACATCCACTCGCTCAGAGCGTAGCTTCGTGTGCTGATATTTGGGAGTCGTTCCTTCTTCTATCTGTTCAAGTACCATTGATGGTAGATTGAACGTTATATCTATCTTCCCTCCAGTGTCAGTGTTCATCCTTTCTGTAAACATTCGGAGTGCAGGTAAGTCTGTTACTTTGTAATCGACAATCGCATCTTTATAATCTACTAAGATACGTTCCCCTGTTCCTCCTGTGTCTGCATAAGAACCCTCATTGACTGTGGTAAGAAGACCTGGATTTGCTGTTACCATATTTAATCACCTCAGACTACCTGAACCTTTTTAAGGTTAGGTCCACCTGTATTGGCTTCTAGAGCCACTGCCACTGTCGAACCTGCTGCTGCTCCTTGTGCAATGAGACCATCATCTGCTGCTGCTCTCACATACAAAGGACCACCAGAGGCGATAGTGCCGCTAACATAGACATTAAGTTGCACACCGCGTCCCGAAATTACTGACCCAATGTTACCTGAAGTCAAAGAAGTCAAAAGAAATCCTAATCCTTTGGTACCACTGGTTGTATTCTGGACAAGCTTGCCACTAGCGTTCATCTTTACATATTCGCCAGCAGTCAAAGTTGCGTATCCTTCATACGGCAGTATACGGGCTGGTGCGCCACCGTCATTTACTAAAATCTCGGTTGCCATTTTTAATCACCTTTTATAGCCTTTTTATTTAGACGGATATTGCCGTCCTTCATCGCAAAAAGCCGCTCGACCTCTACATCGGTCTCGACAGCCTTCTCATCGGAGTCCGTTGCCTTTCCTTTACCAAAAGATTTTTCGGTATCGGGGACAGGAACTACTTCCAATGCCTCGCTAAATCCCACAAGCTTGTCCTCTTCCCATCCGAATAAGCTGTCAAAACGGGTATCTTTCTCTTCGTCTTTAAGACCACCAATCAATACCTCTTTCGAGATAATGTTATTAACCAAGGTCTTTTTGCGTCGCTCGGCTTCATTAGCCTTGCGCTCTTCCTCCTTAGTTGTGAAACTCTCAATTTTACTAAGAGCCTCTTCGTATTTGGTAGTCAACGTAGAGTTATTACTCTCCATCTCCTCCAGCTGTTTCTTCAGTGAGGCAAACTCGCGTTCAACAATTTTATCTGAATCAGTTGTTTTTACTTCTTCGCTCATACTATCATCCTCGTGTTCATCACATTCGCACGGCTTTCCACTAGAACACGAACCGCAACAAGGCGTTTCATCTTCCATTTGTTCTTGACCGTGGTTGTTACACTTCGTATCAATCGTGCATTCCCCACAAACAGCTTCCATCTTTTCATTTTCTATAAACGACACTTCAACGGGTCGGATATTCGTAGCATAAATGTCTCCCATAACGTCCACGTCCTTGGAAAACCAATCAATGCTCACATTGGTGATTTCACCATCCTTCACCTTCCCAATCACTTCATTAGCTCGTTCTGTCGGTTCAGAAATCTGAGCCAACATTTTTATAGCTATTTTTCCATTATCTAGTTCCTCGACCTCAGGATTTATTGCCTTTCCGATTAAATCTTCAGGCGTCCTTTGGTGATTTACATATATAGGAAGCTCTTTGAAGAGCTCTACATTATCTTTAAGCAGGTTCGGCTCTATATAAACCTTATGCTCCTCATCATCTTTTGTGTATTCGTGGGGTCCCGATGTAATAGCTCTTACCGAAAACTCGGTAATATCTTCCACTAAACTTGTATCAGTCGATTCTACATCTTCGATTGAAAAATTCATTGCAAAGGTTTTTCGGGTCTCTTCAACGTTTCCTGAACCAAATTCCTTTTCGACACCATTCTCATCTGCCCACATTGAGCACATATTGGTTGCCATAGATTGATATTTCTCTACCCCACTCTTTTTCAATCTAACACTTAGTTCTGATACACATTTTTTGATTTGACTCATTTTCTATCTCCCGACACATTTGCCGCTGGTTTGTTTCCTTTGGATTCGTAAGCTCTACGAGCTGTTTTTCTAACATCGCCTTTCTTTGTCGTGCCTCGATTTTCAGTTCGTTGGGACTCTTCTCTCTTATCTTCGTCCTTTCCACCAGATACATTAACATTCACAGCAGTCTCTTGTAATTCAACTATGCCGTCAGGGTCTAATCCTCTCTCTGCCCTTACCTCTGAAGATGCCAACACTCCCTCTGATAGATATATCATATCGGTCTTGGCTTTGGTAAATGCATCTTCCACGTTCATCTGTCTGAACTTGAATCTTATCTCTTCACCAAGTTGTGGCATCAGTTGAGAATTAAGAGCGGACTCGACGGCTTTTTGTAAATATTTAACATAAGGTTCGAAAATAGGTCTTGCCTGTTCAGGATTGTTCCACATCGTTTTCGGAACTTTCAATGCAATGTGTATCTTATCCATAATATCATCGGTATACTTACCGTACTCAAATGCACGGCTGGTTCCCTCTATATTTTTTATTTCGATATCATTGCCGTGAATTATATCTTCACCCGGCTCTAAAGAATTAAATGCATCTACAATTTCGTTGATTTTGTCAGGACCATAAGGCATATCCGGAAGACCGCACGAAATATCAAACCGTGAAACGGCGTGTTTATTCAATGCAATCCCAATGTCCCTCATTGCAAAATCCTTCAAATCAACCAAATACATAACAGTATGGATGTCAGAGAGACCGTAAGCATAGTCATCAAAAGGGTTATTTTGTAGCTCTACGATTTCATCTGCTTCGAACCGTACATTCTCTTCATCGGTTCCTGTATCCTGATAGTAATATATTAATTGGCCGTGTTCATTCCGCTGTATAAACATATTCTGGGATGAACGTACAATCAGATTATCTCCTGTCCATTCTAAATATCCCGAACCAAAAATACGTGCATTCCTCAACCAACTATAGATAGTCATATCTATATTAATATCCATAAAGGTCTTTTCTATTTTTTCACGCAACTCCTCATCATCAGTTACAATATCATATCCATCTTTAACTGCATAGAGACAAGGGAGGTCGATTAGGGTTCTAATTATAGGGTCAGATAAATATATATTCATATATTTACGATTATCACCAATGTGTTTCTCATATTTCTGACCGTACTGATTTGTTAGGCGAAGTCTTCTAATTATACCTTCTCCAAAACTACGAGGGTCATCCTCTTCAAATGGAGGATTTTTACCTACTGTGGCAAATCTTCTACTTATCCAATCGCCTAAACCCATCGATGACCTACATTTATATCCTTTTCGCTGATATTTATAGCTTTCCTTAAACGCCGCGAGGAGCTTCTTTAAAAATACGGTTTCTTCGGCGTCCGCCTGTGGTCATTGTAACACCACTATAAACTCCTCTTCGACTGCGCCCACCATCTGTTCCTACTCGAATAGATGTAAAGCTACTTTCTGCGGGTAGCATCCCTAATGTAGCGTGAATCCCCATCACGGAGCTATCACAGTAATCGTCGTGTCTTCCAGTAGGTGCCCCAATTTTTTCTGTCTTTTGGGTAGCATCCATAACATATTCTAGTATAGAATGTTCGTTATACCATTTCGACATCAGTTTTTTATCCAACCCCAGAAGGTTATTGGGATTCGGAACCCGGACCTTGCCCTTCTGTATAAATGATACATAATCACGATAAACATATGTTTTCGTCCCTTTGGGTCCTCCTGTAAATATGAAAGGTATAAAGTGGATACTGTCGGGAATGCATTCTAAACGTATCTCCTGCTCAAAAGCNCCGCCAATACCAGTAGCATCAATAATAANGCGTATGGCTCCAAAGCTTCTTGCAANTGNCATAATGCGTTCACGCTGNTATGGTATATCGTGTCCACCAGATTTAGGACCGATTTCTTCCAAGTATATAAGTCTTGCAATGTTACCTGTCTCAGACTTCTCGGTAATCCAAACACTAATAACAGTGCTATTAACGGATTTACCAATATCCACACCCACAGTACAATTAGAAAAATTCTCTCTGTCCGCGTCCTCGGGTCGTATGAAGGTATAGTCATCAAAACAATTCCTTAAGTATTTGGTATTGAACACACTCGATACACTTTCTACAAATTCACATTCGTACTCTGTTTTCCAATGGATAGAATCTTCGCCCCATTCTATCATCTTATTCAACATTTCTTCTTCGTCATATGGGGGGCTATATGCTTCTCCCTTTACAACTGCGTCTCTCCAATTGAAATGCAATCGTTCGAAAGTATCGGAATATCCTTCATCATAGAGATATCGATGCATATGGTTTTCTTTACTTTTAGGTGTCCCTAGATTAATAAATGGCGCCTTATTCGCTATTATACACGGCTCTACATTATCTATAAAGAGCGAGTCAGCTATTAAAGGACTTTCATCTACTATTAAAAAGGTAGGGTGTTGACCTCGTATTGCTTGCCCCTGATTGCTTGGTGCAATAGGAGCACGACGCAATACTGTCCCCCCTTTCATCTTAATCGAAGGTTTGTTATGCAATTTGTAAGCTCCTATCAATGAATTTAAAAATACATTATCTCTAAAATGACGGTATACATAATTAAAAATCAAAGCTGCTTGGTCTTCGGTGGGAGCAATAACGAAAACTAAATCTCTAAAGCGGCGAAAAAACATCCAAACAACAACGGCCACCGAAAGAGCCCACGACTTACCGCTACCCCGAGGTGCCAGAACAGCCATCTTACGTTGAACATTAGAATCTCCTTTGGGATATGTCAATGATTTGGTTATGATTTTCAATTGAAGCGGTCTTAACCTTAATGGTCTTTGATTAGCATCCACTAAATACGTTTCACAAAAGGCGCGGACCAGTTGTTCCATTTTAACTTCATCGCATCTTATCTCTTCGAAAAATGATTCCATATGAGCAGAATCAAAACTATTCTTGCCCGATATCGCTTTCTTCAGGTTCTTCGTTTCGTTCTTCACTGTCTTCATCATTTGATAAGTCCCCTAAGAAGTTCATAAAGCCTTCGGTCTTCTTCTCTACAATGGTAGGAATCTCTATATTCAATGCACGGAATTCGGTATGGATATCCCTTACTATCTGATTGCGCTGTTTTAAAAGAGTATTGCGTAGATTTATATCTTTTATGTGTTCTAATATTTCTTCCCATAAGATATCTTCCACTGCCAGATTTCTCGCCAATAAACGAACAAGTTCTCTGTGACGTTGGTATTCCGCTTCTCCCACTCTTTTTCGTAAACGGAATGTATATTCCTCAACAGATTCACTCATTTCTTCTTTCTCTTTTTGGCTGATGGTTTTAGAGATGGATATTTCCTATATACCGCTGCTCTAATACCAGCTGGCCGTGGGGCATTGTGAGCTAACTTCAATGCTGACTTAGCTCTCTTTAAAGAATTAATAGGAAAACTACCTGCGGGTGCTCCTCCTGACGGACCTGCAAAGGATTTCACTCCCTTATATTTTCCTACGTTTGACCCACCTGGTTTTTTCCGTGCAGCTGCCTGTTTTTTCTTAGATGCTGCCTTCTTCCTTGTCTTCCTTTTGTAGGCCATTGTTCGATTCCTCTAACCATTAGATGATGCATTTCCAAGACGTCCACCTTTAGTGCGAGCACTGTAGGTAGGTAAATTCTTGGTATCTGCAGCATAATTAACGTTGTCCGTATATTGGTCCACAGTGGATTCTCCATCTGCATAAACCATTTTCTTTGGATTTTCGATATTTTTATATGATGTAATAGGTTTCTTATAATTCATCTCGGCTATCTCTGCCTCATCTGGTCTTGGGAAGTCCAGTTTCATATCAGGGTTGTTTCCGTGGAAATGCTCACCCTTTGTTAATCCCTTATCGTCTTTGTATGCCATATTTATTCTCCGCTGCATCCGCAGCCTTCATCGTCGCAACAAACTTCATCTTTTCCAAGGCACGATAAAATTGCCTCCAATACTTCGTGTAGTCCTGCCACTTGTTCTCTAACTTCTTTTAATTCTGCTAATACAGTTTCGTCTTCTAATTCATTCATCGTTATTCTCCAAAAAATCTTCCAGTCTTTCTACAAGCTTAGACTTTTTACCTTTAATAGATAGTCCAAGTTCTTCCAATTCATCTTTAAGTTGGGCTACCGTAAAGGTACTAAAATCAAACTCATCATCCTCTTCCGGTTGTGGGTCTGGTGCAACTGGAGAAGGTTTATAATCATCCAAATCAAATCTTACTTCTACCTGTTTTGCACACTTAGGACACACCCCTCGTTTAAAAAAGGATAAATTATCTGTTATTTCTCCTCCTTGGAAAAGGCCATCACAACTAGTATAGGGACATCGGAACATACATATATTATCGGTTGTTGTTATATATAAAAGCATCGCTCATTTCTTGATAAAGGCGCCCCACATTACTTGTGTAAATTCATCATATCTAAATTCTTCCAGATTGTTTTCTTCTATGCATTCTGAAATGTCATCATAGGAAATCTCAGATTTCCAAGGAGTGTAAGGAGGGGACATATTCAAAGGTTCAGTAATTTCCCACCAATCTTCATCTGTATCTCTATAATAGTAACACATAATAACATCTCCCTTCTTTAAGAAAGGTGCATATGTTTGAAATTCTCTCTTTTTATATTCAGTGTTACACAAAACTATCACTCTTGTCGGAGTATCAATGGCTTCTTTTATCTCTTTAACTATATTTTCATTAAGGCAATTATCTTCAATACCATAGCTTACTAATCGGCCTCCTTCCTTTTTATTCTGATTTAGAAAATGTGTAAATCCTCTACGAAATGCCCCTGTTTGAATTACAACACCAAACAAAAGTAATGCCTTCTTTAATACATCTACTACACCTGGTGTTTGTGAAGTTCTTTCTCCATCCACGATAAGATATCTTTCTTCGTTATTTCGTTCCAATTTCTTTTTTCTCATTCTTTAATCTAGCTTTTTGAGTTTCTCTAGTATTTCCTCTTCATTGTCGTCGTTACCATTCCTAAACGTACCTTTCCTTGTCTGTTCTATCTGACTATTCTGTTGTGCAGTCCATAATTCTAATACCTTATATATAATAACTAATGCAGGTGAACCTATAATCAAAAGAACCGACTTATAAGATTCTATGTCTTCTACTATCTCTGGATGACGAAATGCCATCGTAACCAAGAATATAGATAATCCTACCCAAGCCATAACAACTGGAGCTGCTACCATTATCATCATAAAATTAGCAAAGTTCCCATCAGGCGTAGCTGCATCTTTTTTATGATTGCTCATTTCTTCTCCTGTAATAATAACTTAATTTCTGCGAGAGCTATTTTTACCACATTCATATCCTCTGCATTCTTTTTATGGC